CCACCGGGTTTACGGCCGGCACCTTTTCGTTGCTGTCAGGATCCACGACCCAAGCCCGCTTCTTCTGGCCGCCGTCGAGGAAGTTGAAGCCAACGTCAGGCAGTTGCAGGTTCCACCCGGTCTGCCGAAACACGAGCTCAGTCGTGATGGACCAGTACCGCACCTCTGCGTCGTTCACCATCTCGATCTGCTGCTGGCCGCTGATGCCAGTGCACTTCCAGTGGTGGGCCGGAGCGCCGAGATACCCGCCGCTGTTGACGCAGTTGGTCACGGCGACAGCAGTAGACAGCGGAAAGGTGGCGCGGTTGCCGCTGATGCTGGCACGGCATTCCCCTTCTTCGGTACTGAGCCCCTCGAAATAGTCTAGAGCGCTGTTGACCAGCGGCTTTTGTACGTTGCCGTCCCAATAGAACAACGCCGGCACAGCAGCGCCGCCGGTCGAGAAAGACCACGTGTCGGGCCGAGCGAGCGGGTTGGGGTCGCGCTCGTCCGGGCTAAGCAACTCGTAGCGAAAGGTGACTTCGGCGTGGTACGGAGTGGGGCTGCCCTCCGTCATCACCGCTTCGGTCATGGTGATGAAGCCGTACTCGGGGTGCGGCGCGCCGTGGAAAATGCCAATGGTGTTGGCAACCTCGGACACACTGTGGGCGCGATTGTCCAGCGTGACGATGAACTTGCGGTCAGCGCTCGGCGGCTCGCCAAAGCGATGCGTCAGGCTGCGGCCGGAAACCTCTCGCCATGCAACGACAGCCATGATTAGCCTCTGATCTCTACGTTCATGGCCCGCAAGTTCTGCAGCTCACGGCGAATCTCCACCAGCCGAGCCAACTGCTCGCGCCGCTGACCAACCGCAGGATCCTCGCGGCCCGTGGCAAAGAACTGTGAAATGCCTTCGCTCGAGCGGATGTCGGCCACCCGCAATGATTGCTGCGACGGGCGGCTCAACTCGCGGGCAATCTCCTTACGGGCGTCGATTGCTTCCTTGGCGGATCGCCCCTCGTAGTGCCTCAAACTGCGTCGCGATAGTCTGGGCCGGCTTGAGCAGGCTGTTGTCGATGCCGAGGGCCTGGAGCTGCCGCTGGCGGTCCTGCTCGCGGGCGGTCTTCGCGGCGTCACCAACAAGCCGCAGACGGTCTCTCGCGGCAGCCAGTGCATCGGCGTCGCCGACCTTGCGGGCCGCCTGCAATGCTTGCTCGGCCGCGGCCCGCTCGCGGTCAATCGCCACCAAGTCCTGGGCCAGCTTAATGCGAGATTGCTCGCCGCCGCCAAGGCCCTCAAAGGCCAAGTCTTGCGTGCGCTTGCGGGCATCCTCGGCCGCCTTGCGGGTTGCCTCTGCCGCCTCCTGGGCTGCTTTGGTGTCGGCCTGCCGGCGCTCTGTGACTTGCTTCACGGAGTCAGCGAAACGGTTGCTCTGCTCCACCAGCTGGCCGAGCAACACGTTCTGATTCTTCAGGTCTGAGTTTGCACGCTCAGCCAAGTTCTGGATCGCAACAAAGTCCGACACCAACTCTTGCGGCAGGTTGACCGTACCGCCCAACTCTTTGGCCAGCCCGGCAATAGCCGACTGTGCCTGGTTGATGGAGTCCTGGGCGATGTCGCCAATCGACAGGTTGGGGATCTTGACCGCGGCCTGAACCTTGGCCCCGAAGTTCTGGGCGGCGACGCCGGCCTTATTTAGCTCTGGCGCAACGGAGCGAATGGCATCATTCATCTCCGTGATTTGCTTCTTAACGTCATCCGCAGCTGACGTGCCGCTGGCTCCATACTGCAACGCCGCCTCGGCGGCCAAACCAAGGCCGACAACTATCACACCCACAACCGTAGCCGCCGCGAGGCCGCGAAGCGATGCCTTGAATACGTTCGTGGCCACCGTGGCCGTCCCCATGGCGATGCTGTACCCGCCGGCCGCCGTGGCTGCCGCGGTGAACGTAGACGCCAAGCTAGCCACGCCAGTGGCAATCGCCTGACGGTTAATGAAGGCCAGGCCAACGCCAATGGCGATGATGGGCCGCTGTATGGCAGGGCCGAGAATGCTGGCAAGAGCTTCAGCGACTCTGGCAAGATCTCCCAACGCAGAGGCTGCCTTACCAGCCACAGCGTCAACGTCGAGAGTTTGAATGAACGTGCGAACTGTCGCGGCACCAGTTGTCAAAGCTGGCTGAAGTCGAGAAAGAATGATCCCGGCCGTCTGTTGCACGGCCTTCTGCACTTCCGTAAAAGCGTCGTTAATGTCCTCAACTCGCTTGGCGTCATCGCCCGTGAGCTGAGATTTAAAGCCAGCAAAGAACCCTTCGGCTCTCTGTAGGTTGCTGGCCAGCTCCTGGAAGGTTGGCAGGAGTTTCGCACCGGAATCGCCAAAGATGGACACAGCGGCTGCCGCTCGCTGAGCCGGGTTGTCGATTGCGGCAATTGCGGCGGCGATGCGGTCAAACTGATCCGACGCACTAAGGCTAGACAGCTCGCCCACAGACAAACCGAGCGCCCGGAGCGAGGCCGTAGCCTCCCGGCCGCCCTTGCTGGCCTTGGTGATTGTCACCTGCGCCTTAGTGAACGCCTGGGCCAGCGTCTCGCTCGAGGCCCCTGACAGGTCGGCCGCCAGCTGCAGCCGCTGCAACTCGCCAAACGAGATGCCGAGCGAGCGGCTGAGCTTGTTCGTGGCGTCGATGCTGGCCGAGGCCCCGGCCGTAAACGACGTGAACGACGTGGCCACCGCTCGCACGGCCGAGACAAACGCCGTGCCCAGCTGCAGGCCCGTCAGAACCCGCACGTCTCCGGCCGTCTGCTTGGCCGCCAGGCCGAGCTTCTGGAGTTCTACGACGCCCGCGTTGATGCCTTGGGCCATGCCCGCAGCATTCGCCGTCAGTTGAAAGCCTACAGCTACGTTAGCCATTGGTACTCTGCTTCAGTGCTGCGGCCAGGGCTTTGAGGTTGTCCACTACTTGCGTCGGGTGCTGCGGTGTCAGCGAGTCCACGGGAATAAAGTCTTCGGGGCTCGGCGGCTTGTGTTTGCTGTACGGGGCCAGGGTGGCCGAAATCTGCATGCCAGACTGCAGCCACGGGTCGTCAAGCGGGCGGAACCACCGGCTGTACGCAATCCACAGTGAGAACTCTCGCGAGTCCATGCGGTCGATTTCAGCAAGTGTTTTGTGGAGGTGCCCGGCCAGACGCATCTTGAACTGCAGCGTCGGTCGGGCGTTCATTCCCCCGCCAGCTTTTTGATTTCCTCCTCGGTGAGCGCGTTGTGCTTCAGGGCCGCATGCCACAGCTTGTGCATCACGTCACTGCTGCGACGCTTGAGAGCGGCCACGCCTTCAGGCCCCGGATACAACAGCTCGCCCTTGTCGTCGCATAGCGTGCGTGCCAGCAACTCAGAGCGAAAGTCGGGGATTGCCTTGCCTTCCGCCTCGAGCAGCTTTAGCTCGTAGGAGTCGCGGTCGCCCACGCTCATGAGCCGGATGCACACGTCACCGCCCAACTCAGGGCATGGCACCGTGAGGATCTTGGCGTCGGTCGCTTTGTCGATCTGGTCGCGGGTCAGCGGCATGGCTAGTTGTCCAAAATGTCAAAGGTGTGGCTGTACCGTGCAATGCCGTTTACTTCCGCAGTAACGGCGATGTCCGTACATACTGCGGTGCATGTCAAGGAAACACCGCCGCCCGTGATGCTCATGTTTCCGCGAGTGCCATACATTCCGGTGCTGGTCGAGCCGATAGTCTCAATCGTGACCTGGCCAACCACGGGCTGAAACACAACGGTGCGGCCAATGGGCATGCCGCTACCCCAGTTCCACGACAACGCCGTGATCTCGGCCAGCGGAGTGCTGGCGAACGTGGCTGTGATGCCGGTTGAGTACGTCGCCACGGTGGCCTCCCGTGGTCCGACTACGCCAGCTGGAACTCGGCTGAGCCCCGCACGATGTCATTGAGCGTCAGCGTCACGCTCGAGCTCTGGCAGGTGGCCGTGGCCGAGATGGCGACCGGGCCGGTGATGGCAAGCGTGCCAGTCGCGTTCTGGGCAACCGGCGCAGCACCGATGTACTCAATCGAGACCGTCTTGCCGGTGTCGCCGCCAGGCGTCCCCAGCAGAGGCCGAGCCAGCGAGATTACGCTAGCGCCGGTCGTCAGGCCCAAGTGACTGGCGTCGATGAGATCCGCCCCGCCGCCCGTGTTGCCCAGCGAGTACGTGATGCTGGTGACGGTAAAGTTCGAGCCCGCAAACGAAAAGCCGACGCCGGTTGCGTACGTAGACATGTGCTGTTAAGTCTCCTGCCAGGCTACTTCGAATGTCTGGGTGATCTGGTACACCGGCGGCAGCTCGCTGCCGTCCAGTTGCACGAAGCCGTCCCGCTCGCTTTCGAGGGCCACGTGCTTCACATCTACACCGTACGCAGAACCGCTCCACCCATCCAGAGCCGCCCGCAAGGCGTCCACGACCTCCCGGCCCTGTTCGTACGTCAACGCGTAGGTGTCGATCTGGACCGCTACCCTCGGCACACCAACAGGCACGGACAGCGTCTGGTTGCGCTCAATGATGGCCCTCTGGTACGTGCAGAACGGCAAAGCCGCCGAGACCGGCGCGAGCATTGGGTACACCCGAAAGCTGAGCAGCCGGGCCAGCACGGGGCTCGTTTCAATGCGGTGCTTGACAACTTGTTCAGGGCTTTTGAGCATTTGGTCACCTGATATGTCACAGCCGCATTAGCGTGTCTGTGGACAATGTCGTGCTATTGAGTTGCCGCTGAAAGTCCTTGACTGCTTTTACCAGTGCCTTCCGCATCTCGGAGTCGAGCACCGACCGCATTTGCGACCTGGACGAGTCAAGGGCTTTCTGAAGCGGGCGGCGGGCCGGTGACGGGCCGACGCTGCCTTGGGCGATGAAGTCCACCGGATAGCGA